TGAAGAAACAGTATTGGGTTGGTTGTGGACTAAGGTAGACAAAGAAGCTGTAGAAGCTGCTCTAGAGGCTCAGATTAGTGCTCAGAAGGCCCCTATGTCCGCTAACGGTCTTCCTTGGGCCTCTGAGGAGGCCTAAACGTGACTGACCAGCAAGCAGAAACAGCAGCGGCTGTAATAACTAAGACTGCGCCTCCTGTAAGTGTATCGTTGGCTACAGTGGCTGGTTTTCAGGTAAGTGAGTTAGTACTTTGGGCTACATTAGTTTACACTGTAATTATGATTGGTCATAAAGTGTACCAAATCTACAAAGAAGTAAGCCAAACTCTTGACAAATAAACTAAATTAGTATAGGATACGTCATGGCAACAAAGAAACAGACAAACAAAGTAGGCAAGGTTATGGGTGAGTACAAAGAAGGTACTCTTCATAGCGGCAAAGGCGGCCCTGTGGTTAAGAACCGTAAGCAAGCTATCGCTATTGCCATGTCAGAGGCTAACATGCCCATGCGTGGACAGCGTACAGCTAAGAACAAGGCTAAGAAAGCTAAATGAGATCAATTACCGTAGGTGGTAACTTAACAGCTAACACCGAAACAACAGTCTACACAGTTCCAACTGGCTATTATGCTAAGTGGAACTTGATGTACTTGTTGAACGGTACTGGATCGACTAAGCACATGACTGTAATATGGCGTGATGCTAGTGCAAGTACAGATATTTATATTCTCAACCAGTATACAGTAAACTCTAAAGAGTTCCTGAAGATGGACGGTGGAGCTTACATGGTGTTAGAAGCTGGAGACACAATTAAAATGACTTCAGAAACTGGTAGCACATTCTCTTATATCTGTACCTTTGAAGTTGAAAAGAAAGAAGGTATTTAATATATTATGGCTACATACCTAGATACAGTTAACAGTGTGCTACGTAGGCTGCGTGAACCTACAGTACAGAGCGTAGACGACACACCTTACTCCTCTATGATTGGTGTCTTGGTTAATGATGCCAAGCGTGAGGTTGAGGACGCTACTGAGTGGAATGTTTTGTCTTCCACTGTCACAGTGAACACAGTTGCTGGTACATATAACTACACTTTGACAGGCGCAGGTACTCGCTTCCGTGTGATTGATGTTGTGAACGACACAGACAACATTGTTCTCCAGAATGCCCCTACAAACTGGATGACACAGCAGTTCCTGTTCTCAGCAGATACTGATCGTGGATCTCCTTTGTACTACAACTTCAACGGTGTAGATGCTAACGGAGACACTCAGGTTGACCTGTACCAACGTCCTTCAGGTGTCTTTACCATCCGTTTTAACTTGATTGTCCCACAAGCTGAACTGACTACAGACACAACCCGTATCTTAGTTCCTGCTCACTTGGTATCTTTGTTAGCTTACTCCAAAGCTATCGCTGAACGTGGTGAAGACGGTGGTAACTTGTCATCGGAAGCTTACACCATGTACAAACTTGCTTTGGCTAACGAAGTTGCTATTGAGCGTAATCGTTACTCTGAAGAGATGAACTGGACTGCGCCCTAATCATGGCTGAACAACTCGTAGGATCATCCATTGCAGCCCCCGGCTTTAAAGGGATCAATACTCAAGATAGTTCTGTAACTCTTGAGTCAGGGTTTGCCACGATTGCTAATAACTGTGTGATTGATAAGTTTGGTCGTATTGGTGCTCGTAAAGGCTGGTTAGCTAAGAACACAACTAGCACTGACTTAGGTAGTAATCCTATTCAGGCCATCGGTGAGCTGATTGGTAACGACGGTACTAGCTACACTATCTGTGCAGGCAACAATAAGCTATTTAGACTATCAGGCACTACCCTGACTACCTTGACATACGGAGGTGGCGGCACAGCCCCTACAATCACAGCTAATAACTGGCAAATGGCTCCTCTGAATGGAGTCCTTTACTTGTACCAAGCTGGTTATGACCCCTTAGTGTTTGATCCTGCTGTCTCTACAACCACCTTTAAGCGTGTTAACGAAAAAACAGGATCTCTTGGTACAGTGGCTCAGAATAACTGTGCTATCAGCGCCTTTGGTCGTATCTGGTCAGCTAATAACGCAACCTCTAAGTCTCTCATTCAGTTTAGCGACCTCTTGGCTGGACATATTGTGTCTACAGGTACTTCAGGTACTTTGGATGTCTCTGAGGTGTGGCCCAACGGTGCAGACGAAATCATTGCTCTGGCTGCCCACAACGGATTCCTGTATGTCTTTGGTCGTCGTCAGATCCTAGTGTACGCAAACGCTAACGACCCTGCCTCTATGACTTTATCAGACACAGTATCAGGTATTGGTTGTTGTGCTAGAGACTCTGTAGCTTTGACAGGCACTGACGTTATCTTCTTGTCTGACAGCGGTGTACGTAGTCTCTCACGTACTATCCAAGAGAAGAGTGCTCCTTTCCGTGACATTAGCGCCAATGTGCGTGATGACTTAGTTGAGGATCTTAATGCTGAAACTCTGGCTAATATCAAGTCTGTATACTCGGACAGCAACGCTTTCTACCTTATCACATTCCCTACTAAGGGTAGAACATATTGCTTTGATACAAGGGCTATTCTCCCCAACGGTGCTGCAAGGGCTACAACGTGGAGTCTAGTTCCTAAAGCTTTGTTCTCCAACAGAGCCAAAGAAGTCCTCATGGGGTTTACAAGCTACGTAGGCTACTACACTGGTAACCTAGACCGTACAGCTACCTATCGCATGGCTTACTACTCTAACTGGTTTGATTTGGGACAAGCTCAGGCAATCAAGATCTTGAAGAAGTTAGGCTTTACCCTTATCGGTGGTAATCAAGCTGACGTTATCGTTAAGTACGCCTTCGATTATAACCTTGCATATCAGACTAGAAACATCACTATGGGTTCTAGGTCAGTATCTGAGTATGGTACAGCTGAGTGGGGTTTAGCTGAATGGACAGCAGGTGTTGTCTTTGATAACCAACGTATTCAAGGCTCTGGTAGCGGTACTGTATTTCAATTTGGTATTGAGGTAGACATCAGTGATTTTGAGTTAAGCGTTCAAAAGATGGACGTATTCTGTAAACTAGGACGGACAATCTAATATGAGTAATTACACTATTGCAACGGATTTTGCAGCTAAGGATGCCTTGGCTACAGGTAATCCATCTAAATTAGTTAAGGGCACTGAAGTGACTGCTGAATTGCAAGCTATCGCTACAGCTATTAACTCTAAAGCTGACGCTACTGATGCTGCTTTGTCAGGCACTCTTAGCGGTACTTATACCATTGACTGTGGGACATACTAATAATGGCTGATATTTCTATTGATCGTCGCTACTGGGTTGAAGACGCTGTTGCTCGTGCTTGGCCTCCCGGTCAGGAAGTTTTCACTGGCGAAAACAACCCAAAAGCCAACTACGCCCTTGACTTGAATATTGATGGTCAAGTAATGACTTTCATCCCTTCGTCAGTCATCAACAACGGTGTTTACAACCCGTTTAGCGATATTCGAGTGTCTGGTAAGTCCTACTACATGCCTTGGTTTTTAGACCCTAATAACCAGAAGACACTTGCTGAGGTAGGTAGCAAAGTTGATTTGTCTAAGAGCGATGTTGCAAGTTACCTTAAAGACAAGATGGGTGCTTCTACTGATGGTATCTTAGTACCTAAAGGCAGTATCCCTTTTGATTCTCAGATTGTAAACGCTCCCGGTAAAGTACAAGGGATTGGTAATATTAACGGTCAGAATGTTTATTTGAACGAAGATGTTAATAAACAAGGCCGTACATACTTTACTGATTCTTCAGGCCAAACAAAAGAATCCTTGCCTAATCAGGGCGGTGGTGGTTTTTTTGATGATCTGTTTGGTGGTGTCTTTGGCGGTATTGCTGATGTAGGAGAGGGGCTTCTTGGAGGCGTAAAGGATTTTGGTCGTAATGTAGACCAAGCAGTTCGTGAGACTGTTCCCGGTGGGTGGACAACAGCTGCTTTGTTGGCTGCTGGCTATTATGGCCCTGAAGCCGCAGGAG